CGTGCTCCTCCGGCGTGGGCTCCGGTACGGCCGGTGGCGTTCCCTCCGCCTCTGTGGCCGCTGCAGGCTCCTGTGCAGGGCTTTCCACCCTGCGGCCGGGAAAGTTATCGACCGACGGTTTCGTCGGTGCTGCGGTGCGCTTGGAGTAAAGCTGGCGGAGGTTCTCAAGGAGGGACTGCACCCAAATGACGCGGCAGCTCTCCCACAGCTCCTTGTCAACCTTGCCCATGGAGGCGAGCGTGTTCAGGATGGCCTCCGCCGTTTCGGCTGTAACTCCGGTGACGGCGAGTAGGTACTCCCAGCCCATCTTGTCCCAGCAGTCGTAATACTGGCCGTCTGCCGCGCAAAGAAGTTCGAGCAGCTTAAACCAAAAGGCATACCCGTCGTTTCCCCAGTTTTTTTCAAGGATGAACTTTGTCCGGCTCTTTTCCCCGACGTAATGGGGGAAGTAGTCGGCGGTCTGCCTGTTGCTTCTTCCCAAGTCTCGCACCTCCTTTCTGCTGGTGATTTCAAGAGTAGATGACCTTGCTACCCTCTGCCGTCTTTACAACGTCAACGGCCTGCGGGAAACGGGCTTTCATCTCCGGGTCGTGAGTGATAGCCATAATCTTGAGCGAGGAATACCGTTTCTGGATGGCCTCGAGGGCGTCGCAGTAGGCCTGTACACCCTTGTCGTCGAGGAACGGCGGTTCGTCAATAAACAGGAATCCGAGCTGCACTCCTGCGGTGCTACTCTTGAGTTCCGCCAGCGCAAGGATGACCGAGAGGGCCGCCTTAACACGCTCGCCGCCGGAACGGCTCATATAGGGCAGAGCTCCGGTCGCTGCGTCGTTTACGATGATGTCCAGCGCGGTGACCTCTTTCTTGCTGTTGCTCTTGAGAGTCTTTTCCATGCGCATCTCGATGCTCATGTGGCCGCCCGACATCTGGCTGATGATGCTCGTCGCGGTCGCCTCGAACAGCGGGACGATGCTGCGGACGATGTTATGCGGAATGCCGTCCTGAGAGAAAGCCCGCTTGAGCTCCTCGTAGCCCGCTGCAATCTGGCCCTGTTCCGTCGCCTGACGGCGAAGGACTTCGAGCTTTGCCTCTGCCGTCTCGATTTCTTCCATCTGCCTGCGGCTGTGTCCGGCCTGCTGGTCCAGCTCTTCAATACGGATATTGTCCACCGTGAGGGCTGCATCCGCCTCCGCGTACTGTTCCTTGAGCTCGTCAACATCAGCCTGCGCCTTTGCGAGGGTCAGAATCTCCGCATTGATGCCATCAATCGCCGTCCGGGTCTTTTCTGCGTAGGTCAGGAGCTCCGTGAGGCGGGTCTGCGCTGCGCTCTTTTTAGCCTCCGCTGCCGGGAGCAGCTTTTCCAGCTCGATGTATTTCTTAACGTCCGAAAGCTGCGTTTCAATGCTGGCGAGCTCCGCTGCATTCTGCCGGAGCTTTTTCAGCTCGTCCTCAACGACGAAACGGTCTGCCTCGAGGCTCTCGATATTGGCCGGGATGGTTTCCAGTTCCTCGTCGATGGCCTTGATGCGCTCTTTAACTTCTGCGAGGCGTTCTTTCTGCGCCGTCAGCTTTGCGAACCGTTCCGAGGCTTTCCGCAGGTCTGCAACGAGGAAACGCTGGGCCTGCAAATCCTTGCGGCAGTTGAGGCCCGTTGCCTTTTTCTTTGCGGCCTGATACTCAGCGTCGAGCTGCTCGGCGCGCTCCTCGGCCTGCTGCCGGTAGGTTTCCAGTTCCGTCTCGGCCGCAGGCAGTTTCTTTTTCGCCTCCACTGCATCCTGCAGGAAACGGCACTCCGGGTTCTCGACCGGGCATCCGCAGGTTTCAAGCATGATGGCCCGGGAGCGGATATGTGTGACCTCGTTCTCTTTTATGTCGAGCCAAGACTGTATCCGCGCGGTTTCTGCGTTCTTGGTTTGGAGCAGCTTCATGGCCTCTTGGTCTGCTGCGAGATACTGCTCGTCCTGTTCTTCCAGCGCGGTGAGCCGTTCGCTCGCTCCTGCGAGGTCTGCTGCTTTCCGCTCGAGCTCGTCATAGTCCGCGAGGGCCTGCTCATAGCTCCAACACGTTGCCTGTGCAGAAAGTTTTTCGGCCTCGAGGCTGCTTTTCTTTTTCCGCTGGGTGGAGAGCGCGGCCATAACGTCCCGCATCTTTTCTTCCTTGGGCTGAATCAGGGCCGCCGTTCCCAGCAGCTCCTCCCGCCGCGCGGAAAGTTTTTCGTAACTCTGGCTGCCCGCCTCGACCTCCTCGCGCTTATCGAGGAGAGCCTGTGCATCAGAAATCTGCGCTCTGCTAACCGCCTGCGCGCTGGCGTTCGCGTTCTTCTCCGCAATCCAAGAGCCGAGCTCGCTGGCGAGCTTTTCCGACCGCTTCTGCGCCTGCTTGGCAATGTCGAGCTTTGTCTGCGCCTCGCTCATGGCCTTTGTGTGGATGGCTCTGTCTGCTACCGCGCTGGCCTTTTCGACGGCCGTCTTGTTCATGGCCGCCTCGACCGTTGCCTTGTCCGGCATCGTCCGCCCGGTCTCCTCCTGCAAATCCGCGATGCGCCGGAGCTCCCGGTTGGCGTCTGCTGCCCTGTTGGCCGCCATGCTCTCCATGCGGTCATAAATGCCGAGGCCGAGGATGTTTCCGAGAATTGCCATGCGGTCCGCCTTGTCGGCCTGCAAAAAGAGGCCGTACTGGTCCTGCATGATAAGCCCAGTCGCCTTGAGCGTCAGGCTGTCCATGCCGATGGTGTTCTCGATGATGGCCTGCGTATCGCGGTATTTCTCCGCGCTGCGGTTCTGCCAGCTCTCGTCCACATACTCGGAGAGATTCAGCGTCGCCTTGCCGCTCTTTGTGCGGGTACGGGTCACGCGGTACAGCTTGTCTCCGAGGTAGAATGTAAACTTGATGGAGCCGCTGCGGGCATCCGGGTCGTTGCAAATCCAGCCCGTGAGGTCGCCCTCCCGGGGCTCCTCGAAAAGGGCGTCCAGCATAGCGTCCATAAACAGGCTGGACTTACCTGCGCCGTTCTCGCCGTTGATGGTGGCAAAGGAAATGCCGTCGTAGCTGAACAGCTCGTCGCGGTAGTTGCGGTAGTTCTTGACCTCAATCTCCACCGGCATAAACACGCCGGTCGGGGTCTCAAGGCGGCCTTTTTCCATCGCCTCCGAGATAATCGGACGGGCTAACTCAATGATGCGCTGGGCGTCCTCCGGGCTCTTTTCCTTTTCGGTGAGGTACTCCGCGAGGTTCTGCTCCGGGCTGTTGTCGCCGTGGAGCTCGTCGCGGTTCACACTTGTCGTGATTTCCTCCGGCGTGATTTCGGAGACGTAGAACACGCCGCCGTCATAGAGCCTTTTCTCAAGGACAGCTTTGTTGAAAGCCTTGTTTGTCTCGTCCGAACAGGTGTAGAGAACGCGGACGATTTTCCCCTTGAGGCGGTCGGGTACAACAACTCGCTCTGCACTCAGCATTGCGCGGACGTCGTCCTCTCCGAGGCGGATGGTCTCGAACTCCCGGTAGGGCGTTTCGACGTACTCGCTCCACGCCTCCCCGTCGTCGTCGATGTCGTGGATGTAAAAGCCTCGCGGCTGGCCCTCGTCGTTGAAGTTGAGACCTGTAATGCTGCCGCAGTAGAACACCGCGCGGCCTGCCTCCGGGAGCTGCTGCGGCCGGTGGATGTGGCCAAGTGCCACGAGGTCGAAGTCTGCGGCTTTCAGAGTGTCGGGGTAGATGACGGGCTCAAACTGTGCAAATAGCGCGGTCTGGCCGCTCTCCATGTTACATCCCGGGACGGTGAAGTGCGTGGACAGGACGCTCGTCACACCGGGCTCGCACTGTGCTTTCAGGCCGAGAACGACCTTTGCCAGCTCGTCCGTGAACACCTGCGTTTCCTCCTCTCGAGAGAGGCCCGGGTGCGCTGCCCGATGTACGCCACGGTCAAAGCCCGGAATACACGCCACATCTACGCGCTGCCCGTGGTAGGTGTGGATGTGGAGCACCTCCGGCTCCGTTACGACGCTGACCGAATCATCGCCGTAAAAAGCCGTCGTCAGCATCTCGAACTGCTCCTCGCTGTCGTGGTTCGGAGTGCCGCGCAGCACGACTGTCGGGGCAACATTGGAAAGCCGCCGGATGTGGTCGATGGCCGTCCGGCTCTCGCGGAGGCCTCGGTCCGACCACACACGGGCCTGATGGAAGATGTCGCCGGAAACGACGATAAGGTCCGGCCGGTGCTCCTCTGCGTACATCGCCTGAAAATCGAGGCAGCGGCAGATGTCCTGAAAGCGGGCGTTCTGGCCGTTGACCTCCGGCCCGGGAAAGCTGCCGATATGCCAGTCTCCCGTATGCAATACTTTCAGCATCACATATCCTCCTTGAGCAGCTCCTTGATGATGTCGTCGAGCTTGCCGCGCCGCGCTGCATCTGCGCAAGACTTTCTGTTCCGAATATCCCTCATTTCATCTTCGGTCGGAACCTGCGTAGAGCACTTGTGGCCGGAGCTGATGCTGAACGAAATGTAGTCCAGCGCGAGCTTTGCAAGCTCGGTGCGGTCCGGGCCTTTGAAAGTCCCGATAAGGCGATGGAACCGCGCGCCGTTCGTGATAAGGATGGTTGCGCAGAGCTGTGCCTCGTGAGGGATTGTTTCAGTCTCCTTGACCTCAAACATTGCCACGTTGTCCGAATTGACGGCGACCATGCCGTCCTGCGAAAGAATCATCATAATCATTTCCTCCATGTATGGTTTCTCTGGCAGTCGCGGCAATAAGCCACTCCGCCGAAATGCTTGCGGCTGTACTCTGCTACGTCGAGGCCGACCTGCTTACCGCAGTCCGCGCAGAACTCGCTGTCGCCGTTCCGGCCCTGCTGTCGGTTACTCGGCGCGGGCTGCTGCTGGCGAGGCCGCTGCGCCGGTCTCTCGGGCTGCTGCTCCTGCTGGGGCTGCTCCTGTCCGACCTCAAAATCCGGCTCCGGCTGCACATAGCCGTCGTCGTCATCGTCCACATAGACCGTGTGGCTGGTTTTCGGGCGGCTGCCGTACAGGTCATTCGCCGCGCCAAACATGGACTTTACCGCCTCCTCACGGACGGTCGGATTGTCAAGGTTCGGGACGAGGTAAGCCACAACAAAGGGCTTTCCGAACTCCTCGATAAGGTAACTGGACTTAATCTGCATCGCGGTTCGGAGGGCGCGGTTGAGAGCCTTGCTCTCGCACATCTCGCTGCGGAACTTCATAAATTCTGCCCGCTGCTTCTCCGTCATCCCAGCCGTCACATCATCCACCGCAATTTCCTTATGGGCGACGATGGTGACGTTCTCTCCGGTGAGCTGCGGGACGCTGATTCGGACCTCGTGCTTGACGTCCTTGTTGGGGCATCCGCCGCAGCGAATCGGCTTTCCAATGCTGCGGTTGACCTCCGCGCACTTCTGGCAGGTGGACGGGACGACCGGGCGGCTGGAAAGGATTTTGATGCCTGCGGCCCGCATGAGCTTGGTGAGGCCCTTTTTGGTGAGGGCGTACTTGGCCGGGGTCGCTTTGTGGACGTACCCCTTGCTGTCGCGCCACTCGTCCTTGGCTTTCTCCATCTCATAGATTTCGCCGTCATTGAGGTCGGTGCTGATTTTCACGGAGTTCATCACCGGCTTTTGGATGTCGGCAATCTCCGTCACGGTCTGCATCGGGACGAGGAGGTTGTACTGCGCGGGCGGGTACTGCTGCGCAATGGTGAGCGCAGCGTGTTTGTTTTGTTCGTTCATGGTTCACGCTCCTGTTGACTTTTGATGTGGAGCGAGATACAATAGGCTTGTCCGACAAGAGGGTCGCGCTTTCGAGCGCGGCTCTTTTTTTATGCCTGTGTATCCGGCTCCTGCTGCTCTGCCGCTGCTGCGGCCTCCTGCTCGTCCAGCTCCTTGAGCAACTGGGTGATGGTCTTGCCTGTCTCCTTGCGGCAGCAGGTCGAGCCCATACCGACGCGACGGGCAGCCGCGCTGCGCAGCTTGCGCGAGCATCTGCCGCAGAGGCAGAAAAGGTTCTGTTCAGCCATGTGGTTCACCTCCTTTCAGTGGTTCTTGAGCATCTTGAAGAATGCGTTGTTGATGACGTGGAACGCAAGCAGTGTGACGCCGAGCACGATAAGCCACTCGCCACCAAAGGCGAAGTAGCCGCGCGCTGCGTAGCTGGCCGGAATGAGCGCCAGCGCGGCGATGAATCCGCAGATACCGGCCGAGAGAACCTCTGCAATCCAGATGGCCGCAATGAGAATCGCTCTGTGAATCTTCCAGTCCATTTAGTGCTCCTTTCTCTTGAGGGCCTGCGCCGTCTCAATGACTGCGCGGCTGTATTTGCTGCTGTGCTGGCCCTTGCTCCACGCTGATTTCATGCCGCTGTCGCCCATGTTGTAGGCCATGAGAGCCTTGTCCGGGTCGTCGTACTTTTGGAACGCCCGCCCGAGGATGTATAAGCCAGCCTCGATGTTCTGCTCCGGGTCCATCACATCCGTAATTCCGAGCTCCTCGTAGAGCCAGCGGTGATTGCAGATGTTAATCTGCATGAGGCCGAAGTCTCCGGTGTCGCTGACCGCATCCGGCTGGTAGCTGCTCTCCCGCTCGATGACGGCGATGGCGATTTCAAACGGGACGCCCTGCCGCTCCGCCTGCTCCCGGACGTACCGTTGCAGCTCGTCGCTCATGGGTACGTCGTAGAGGAGCTCCGGCTCCTGTTCGTCCTCTGGCTGCACCTCCGTGTAGGCGAGCGTCACATATTCCGTAACCGGTTCTGCCGCCGTCTGCCGTGCGAGGTTTGCTGCGGCCGTCGTTGCGCAGGAGCAAACCGCAATGAGTGCGGTGACTGTGCAGAAAAACGCAACAGCCGCAATCTCCATCTTTCTTTTAAGCGCATCCATAATCAGGTGTGGCGGCTGCTACGAGCGAGCCGACCGTCCTCCGTGCGACGCGGTCGAGGATTTCTTTGACCTCTCCGCTCGTCCGGGTCCGGCAGAAGTCGTCGCAAATCTTGATTCGGGTGTTCCCGATGGTGAAGTCCTCCACGACGTTCCCGCTCTGCTTCGCCTCCAACACTTTTTACACCTCCTGTTTTCCGAATTGCTTTCTGTAAATGAGCTTCAAGGTCTGAGCCTTGTTCGTTATCTCGTCGAGTACCTCGAGGTACTGCTCCATGCGCGGCTTTTCTTTCGCGTCGATGACGCCGTCGGCCGCGATGTCGATGATTCCGTCCTTGACCTCCGGTAACGACTTCATTGCCGAAATGAGCTGCAATGTGACCCGCTCGAGCTCTTCCAGCTCAATCGGTGAAATCGTCCCGATGCCGAGCGGGCAGAGGTGCGAGCAGAAATGGTTTTGCAGCTCCGGCGCGTTGTAGGTGTCCGACAGCATCAGGACCTCCTCCGGGTGCGGGTTGATGGTTCCGAGCTCGATGTTGGCGAGCCGCGTCCGGTCGATGCCGGTCACCTCTGACGCACCCTCTCTGCTGCCTAACCGGTCGTTCCACGATGCCGCTGCGATTCGTGCCTTGTAGAACACGTTATCTGCGGCTTTCGTTGCCATTTTAGGCATTTATCCCGTGCCTCCTTTCGGTTAAAATATTTACAAGGAAACGCCAAATGTTTGCTTTTGGCGTCATCGTTTCGCGTCAATGACGCGAAACGGGTCGCTTCGGGTTAAAAAAAAGGTCGTCGTAGGGATAGCCGAGGGCCTGCTTGATTTTCAGGCTCAGCTTGAGGGACGGATTCTTGTCTCCGCTCTCAATCTGTGCGTAGTGGCTCCGGCTCACGCCCAGCCGCTCGCTGAAAGTCTGCTGGGTATAGCCTGCGCCCTCTCGGAGCGTTTGCAGCTTTTTCCGCATTCCGCCTGTCTCCTCCTTTCTGTGTGACCCTTTTGGGGTCTTTCTGTGGTCTATTATAGTCCCTAATTGGGTCAAAGTCAAGTTTTTTTCAAAAATTTTTGCTATTTATGACGCAATTAGCGTCATTTGTCCCCGTGAGGGGATTTTTGTGATACAATATATAAGTCTTAGGGAGGTACGTCTGTATGGATAAGTTTTCTGAACGGTTGGTCGCGCTCCGCAAGGAGAAAGATTTGACGCAGGCCGAGTTTGCCCGCCTCTGCGGTAAGCAGCGCACTACGGTCTCCGGCTACGAGACCGAGGGCAAAGAGCCAGATTTCGCCCTGCTCTGCCAGATGGCGGACTATTTCGGGGTAACCACTGACTATCTGCTGGGCCGCGAGGATGAGCGCGCCCACGGTAACGAGGCGTTCCGTCAGGACAATGCAAACTTCAAGCGTAGATATGACGCCCTCTCGAAAGAGCTCCGCGCCGTCGTCTCCTCGACGTTCGATTCGGTCTATGTGCTGCTCTCTCGGTGTATGAACGCGCAGAACGCAGCAGAGCTGGCCCTGTACCGCGAGCTGTTCTCTGAGCTGCAAACCGGTCGCGGCGAGATAAAGAGCATCCTCGCTGATTGCGGGGGAGACCTGGCAGATGCTTTCCCGCAGATTATGGAGAAGCAGAACACGCTCAAGGCCAAAACCGCCTCTATTCTGGATAGCCTCTTGCAGGCTGACGTTGCGGCCTTAAAAGACAGCAACAAGTAACCTATTGGCCTGCGCTCCGGCGCGGGTCTTTTTGTTTGGAGGTCATCATGGAGCAGTATCTCATATACCTGCGCAAGTCTCGTTCCGACCTCGAGGCCGAAGCGCACGGCGAGGGCGAAACGCTCTCCCGGCACGAGCACACTCTGCTCGAGCTGGCGAAAAGGCAGCATCTCAACGTAACCGATATTTACCGTGAGGTCGTCTCTGGTGACACCATCGCTGCCCGCCCGATGATGCAGCGGGTTCTCTCCGAGGTTGAGCAGGGCGTCTGGTCCGGCGTCCTCGTCATGGAGGTCGAGCGTCTGGCGCGCGGCGACACCATCGACCAAGGCATCATCGCGCAGACATTCAAGTTCTCTGGGACAAAAATAATAACTCCTATAAAAACGTATGACCCCGACAACGAGTTCGACGAGGAGTATTTTGAGTTCGGCTTGTTTATGAGCCGCCGCGAGTACAAAATCATCAACCGCCGGTTGCAGCGTGGTCGCCTTGCCTCCGCCAAAGAGGGCAAATGGCCGTCCGGTTTGGCTCCCTTTGGTTATCGTCGGGTAAAGCTCAAAAACGAAAAGGGCTGCTCACTCGAGCCCATCGAGGAGCAGGCCGCAATAGTCCGTATGATTTTCGACCTGTACACGGTCGGTTTGCAGGACGAGGATGGTTCCGCTCGCCCGCTGTCTCTGGGTTCAATCGCCACGAGGCTCAACGATATGCACATCCCGTCTCCGTCCGGTTCGCAATGGGCAAGAATCACCATTCGCGGAATCATCAAGAATCCGACGTACATCGGCATGGTGCGCTGGGGCAGCCGTGAGACGAAGAAGAAAGTAGTTGACGGCAAGGTCGTTTCTGTACGCGGTCCTGCCGACCCAGAGAAAGAGTGCATATTCAAAGGCATTCACCCTCCGCTCATTCCGAAAGAAACATTTGAGCTCGCAAACGATAAGCTCACCCGGAGTGAGAATACTTCCACGCACAAAGAAAAGGTTGTCCGGAATCCTCTGGCCGGTCTGCTCGTCTGCTCCGAGTGCGGCAGGCAGATGATGCGGATGATAAACCCTGTCCATCCAGATATGCCGGTCGTGCGCTGCCCTCGTCGCGGCTGCCCGAATTGCTCCAGCTATCTTCCCATCGTCGAGGAGCGTGTCATACAGGGTCTCTCCGAATGGATGAAAGGGTATGAACTCGAGTGGAGCTCCGCTGCCGCGTCGTCCTCCGTGTCGTCGGTCGGCGTCCGGGAAAAAGCTCTCGCCAGCGCGGAGGCCGAGCTCCGCAAATTACAGCAGCAGCTCGAACGTACACACGACTTCCTCGAGCAGGGCATCTACGACACAGACACCTTTCTGTCCCGCTCCCGAATGCTCTCCGACAAAATCGCTGCCGCAAAGGATAGTGTCGCCCGCTGCTCCCGTGAGTTGACCGAGGAGAAGCTCCGGGAGACCAGCCGCCGTGACATCATCCCTAAGGTTAAGAATTTGCTCGACGTGTACCCGCTGCTCGAAACGGCCGAGGAGAAAAATGCTCTCCTAAAAGAGGTGCTCGAAAAGGTCGTCTATCAGAAGCTAAACGAGAAGCGAAAAAAGAGCCCTGATGGTTTCACCATTGAGATATACCCGCGCATCCCAAAATCCGAAAAATGAAAAGAGAGGGCCGTTTCGGTCCTCTCTTTCTTATAGTTATCCTGTTTAGCCATACTCGATGTTGTTGCCAACGATTTGAATAATCGAATTGTAATAAAAACTCGGACTACACCGCCATCGAAGCGTACCTCGTTTACCAGCACGACGCGTTCACCGGAAAGCAACTTCTGGATGAGCACGGCAAGCCGAAGCTGCGGGATTCGTACCTGCTCGACACCCTTGAGTGCGGCGATTTCTCGTTCGCAACGGCCTGTCTGCTGGCAAACCGCAAGTATGGCAAGAACACCCAACGCGATGATATTAAGAGCCATCAGTATATCATCAGCTTCGACCCCAGAGATGCAGCCGACAACGGCTTGACCATGGAAAAAGCACAGGCACTTGGCCTGAAATTCTGCGAAGAAAACTTCTCCGGTCACCCCGCCATCGTCTGCACTCACCCAGATGGGCATAACCATTCGGGAAACATCCACGTCCACATTGTGATCGGCAGTATCCGCACACGAGAGGTGGAACGTAAGCCCTATATGCAAAAGCCCCGTGACTGGCGTGAGGGTATGAAGCACTCCAGCACAGCCCAGACCATGCGGCACTTGCGTGTTGAGGTCATGGAACTGTGCGAGGGTGCCGGACTGTACCAGATCGACCTGCTCAACGGCTCCAAGGAGCGCGTAAGCGAAGCTGAGTATTGGGCGCGCAGGCGCGGCCAGTTGAAACTTAACCGTGAAAACGCAGGCCTCGCCGCAACTGGACAGCAGCCCCGGCAGAAGAAGTTTGAAACTGTGAAGGATGAATTTAAGCAGCTTGAAGAGAATATCCTGAAAGAGGGCAAGCTGATCTCTCCTTTGATCGTTTGGGGTAACACCCTTGTTGATGGCCACAACCGTTATGAGATCGTTCAGGAACATCCCGAAATCTCTTTCTCCACCATGCCGCTCCCGTTTGAAAGCCGGGAAGAAGTTCTCGCTTGGATTTGCAAAAATCAGCTGGGGCGGCGCAATTTAACCCCGGAGCAGAAGAAGTTTCTGATGGGCAAGCAGTATTCCTCTGAAAAGCGTACCGAGGCATTTCGCGGCAATCAGCATACTGCAAAGAAATCTGGCAGTGTTCAATCTGAACACAACCAGAAGCCTATGAAAACCTGTGAGCGCATCGCACAGGAAAATCACAGCAGTGCAAGTTCTGTCCGCCGTGCAGAATACTATGCGCACGGTGTTGACGTTGCGGATGAATTGTCTCCCGGTTTCCGTGATCGGTTCTTCCGCGAGGAACTGCACATTCCCGATTATCTTCTCGAAAATCTCGGCAAGGCCAAGCCCGAAGAACAGGCTGAAATTTTTGAGGAAATCAAGAATTATGTGCCGAAGCCGAAGAAGGTCAAACCTAACAAGGTAACGGTGAAGCAGGCAGAGAAAGCCGCCAGCAACACCATTGATGAAAACTATGATGTTCCCCAAAAGTTTCTCGAACTGTACTACCGGCTCCACAATGCTGAATCTCTCATGCGAAAGAGTTGGGAGGTTACGTTCGACTTGAACCCGAAACTTCTTACGCATCCGGAACAGGTCAAAGTTCTTCGCTTTGCCTTGAAACCTCACCTTGAATTTTTGAAAACGCTGGACGAAGTTCTTGCAGAATCCAGCGGTGAATCCTCTAAAACGGCATAACGACAGGCACTTGTAAGCCATCAACGAGCCACCAGCCGCAAGTGCAGGGCGGAAAGCATCCGCGCCCTTGCGCCTGATAAAAAATGGAACTTTGATTTTCTTGCCCGGCTTTGCTGCGGTGGGACGATCAAAGGAGCGTGCGTTTGAACAAAAAGAAAAAGTCCACAAACACTTCCCCCTATCCCGATGAAGCCGTCGAACGTCTGGCACGGGCATTCTATCCGGCGATCCTTGCCTGCTGGAACAGCGAGGAAGGTCAACGGGAATTTGCTGCATGGCAGGCGGAACAGGCTCATATCGCAACCAAAGAAAAACAGGAAGTTCCCGTCGGGGAACTCCCTGCCTTACTTATCGTGTGTGGATTTTTGCAGGGTGCGTCCGGCAGGGCGCACCCTGTTTTTGCGTTCAGTCCTCTAATCCGTGACTTCCAGCCGCATTTCTCAGATACTCCTCTGGCTCACCGTTCAAAATTAGCTCTGCATACGCCAGCGGGTCATTGTAGATGAGGTAGTCCAGTTCAGACCTCTGCGCCATGGTAACATCCAGTGCATCCTCGACACCGGTGCAGTTGATGGAAATTTTGCGCCCATCCCGGAGCAGCAGCTCCACACAGCCGGTGCCCATGTTAAACTGACAGGCTCTTGCATCGTACTTCATAATCTTGCGTCCCTTCTGCCTTACGGCACTCTTACTGTTGTGACCTTCGTGATACGGTCTTTCTTCTGATAAGGTTTTGGACACACAGCCGTAAGGGAAGAGCCATTGTTCTCGTTTCCGAAGAAAACAAAAAATCCGAGCCCTTCTCCTATCGAGAAAAGGTTCGGATTTTCATGGTTTGGTGCGATGGAAGGGACTCGAACCCCCGGCCTACTGATTCGTAGCGCACACCGGTCGATTCCCTCAATTTTTGGAAGTTACGTTTTATCGTTATTTATTTGCGATACATCGCAGGTTTTGAGCTTCGAGTTTCTGCACCCTTTGTCCGATTTTGCAGCGATTTGCACCCTTTGCACGTTTTGAAACCGTGCAAAAACCGTGCAGAAACCGTGCACTTACTCCCGGACAAACTAAAAACCACTTCATCCGACAACGACTTGACGGCATTGGTTCGAGTGACCGCACACCAAAAATCAAGTCTTGGAGGATACTATTATGACAAAATTGCTTTCCTGCCGCTATAACATGGACACCAACCGGGTAGAAGCCCGGTTCGAGGATGGCACCACTCTTTCCATCGACTGCATCGCCGTCGAGGATGAGTACGGCAACACCCCGGCACAGCGGGCAGAGCTGGACTGGCTGCTCTATAACAAGCCCTTGGAGTACGCTCAGCTTGTGCTGGGTGGAAGGATGGAACGTTATCTGTCGCTTGGCTATGACCACGGCAGACCGGAGGATTGAATCTTAGAAAACGCGCGGCAAAATCGCTAATCGCGCGGCGCGCGTTTTTATCGCTGACTTTTATTCAGGCAACATTGCACGCGTGCATTCCAGCGTGCGATTCCACTTTTCCGAAATTCAATCGTATTACAGTTTATTTTTACAAGTTTCAACTTTCACGTTGCACCTTCCCACGCATGAAGATTGCACGCCCGTGCGATTTTTGTTCGCGGTTTGTTCGCGCGATTGCGCGTTTTCAGCGTAAATCCTAGAAAGTCAACGTAAATAACCATTTACCACATAAATGATGTCCCGCTCATCCGTGGAAAGAACGCAGTAGGTAGGCACCTTGCATTTCCTTTAATTCATCGAATTTATTTTCTTTTCAATATATTAGTATATTCTATGGCCTCTATCTTCAAAATTTCTATCTCCATCCCTATTTTGTTGGTACACATATAATTTTCTAATATCTCCACGCCCTCCAGATTTAAATACTCTCTCAGCAATATATTTTGTATGCAATGGATTTGTCGTTGCGTAGACATTTACCACCGAAGTATTTTCCAATCCTTTTACAGTGCTGATAATCTTTTCCATAAAGGCTTCACTATAATGTCTTTCACCATTGCTTCCACCGTTACGGCTAATCTTTATAGTAAAAAGATTCCTTTTCGAATATGGAATTTGACTATTTTTTATGACATATGTATCTTCTAGGATAAGATTGATTTCATTTTGTGGTTCTTTTTCATTCTTTTGTATTACTTTGACTTTTTCATTATCAATTTCTGGATAATGCTTTTCATCTAACGGAAACTCATTAAATACTTTATTGAGTACCAATTTGAATTGCATATATATTGGAACTGATATCAAATCACATTTCTTTACTCCAAGTATCTTAGCACAAAACCAATACCAACCATAACAATAGTTATGGTATACATCAATTTCATTCATAACAAATTCATTATTAAATTTTTGTATTCCCCACACCGTCAATATTATCAAAAGAATCGATGCCGTCCAATTTCCATGTGATATGGCCAGATAATACATCCAATTATCTGGTGACAATGAGTTGTTTTCTAAATAACTTTTAAACGACACACGAAAATCTATCCAGTGTGGCAAACTTCCTGCTATAATCAATACCACAACTTCAAGAATCTGTCTTGCATTATCTCTAAGCTTCTTCACTACTTCCCACATTTTCTTGCATCGCCTTTCCCTGATAAATTCCGTCCGAATCCTTTTTGCATTCATATACTTCAGTTATTTTTCCTGTAAGAGAATCCCCAACCCAAGCCCTCCATTCGTTCGTTCCTACTATTATAAAAAACACATATTGACAGCCCGTTCTATCCTCTCTGATAGTCGCTTTCCAATCTTCCCAATCTATATCCGATGGAATTGGTACACGCTGTGGATGAGTATGCCAAACTCCCATATAATAGCTTTTTTGCCTTTTTGCTTTTCTTAAAAACAGCTCATGGTGTACATCTCGTATGCAAAAACGGACTCGATTTCTTTCATCATGCGAATAGGGATGCGAAATATTTTCCAAGGATATATTTTCGCTTTCTTTATGCTGATAGCCAACAATATAACCGCCACTTTCCGGTTTTTCCTCGGTGTCCTGTATCCATGTTCTCATCTCATCTATAACTGAACTTAGGATATCAGCAACTTTTCCATTTGGAAGCCCCACTTTCACACACCTATTTTTCATCCATACATCCACAACAACGACATACCTCCATTGGAAATTTAGCTTCGGATACTTTCACACCATTTGATGAGATATCCAACAAAACACTTTCCTTAAGTTCTCCTTCTTGTATCTTTCCTATCGTTTCCATCAATGCAGCTGTCGTTCGCAATATTGTTGCTGTACCATATGCTGCTCTCGTTCCTCCACAGCCATTTCTTACTATACTCGATTCCATATTTGTCTCATTGTTTTTTTGTGACCTATTATTTGTTAATTCACCATTTTCTGCTGTGTAAAGGCATTCAAAGCATCCTTTCTTTTTATAGTTCACTACTAAGATATGGCTGTATGCACCGCCCGCCTCAAGCCATGCAAATATCACTGGAACCGCGCACCCATTATCTTTAAGAGCCCTATTAAATTCAAGCTGAATATCACTATTTCCAACTGTACTCACTATCATATCAACTTGCGACATTTCCTTAATAAGTGTTTTCTCATCTATATTTTTATCAATAGCTACTACACTTATTTCTGGATGCGAGAAGTTTAACAATGTTGCCAAAGCACTCGCTTTATTATTGCCTCTTCCAATTCCACCATATGCCCAACGACATATATTGGCATCTTCTAACTTATCGCCATCGTATATTTTTAAATTTGTCGCTCCATTTTTTACCATTTCGGATGCGACATAACTACCTAGAGACCCCGCACCTATTACCAACACTTTCATCTTTAGAAGGTTTTTGTCATTTCCTATTTGCTCATTTAAATACAAATAATCTTTTCTCTCTGTAGAAAAAGTTTCAACTGATGTCGAATCATCCAATATTTTCTCTAGCAGACTATATCGACCCGCACGCTTACAGATAATTTTTACCACAAATACGATATTCACATTATTTAGTTTCATACCAAAAACAAGTATAAAGTTTTGTTTACCTGATATGGTATTTTTTAGAGTTTTGTATGTTTCACTACCAATGTGTTCGATTTGCTTCGCATAAACAATATTTCGGATATCCTTAATTGTCCAGTTGTATCCTCGATGCGGTGGAATTATTTCTCTATTATCCAAGATTGGGATATAATACGCATTATCTTCCAGATGATTTTTCCATTTGCGTTCTACACCTTTTCTTTCATCTATATCAGAGAGTGACATTCCCCTCTCTATGACTCGCGCAATCTTCCCGCAATAATACACATCCATTTCTGAAAAGTTTTTTTCATTCGACAAATATACATTAAATTTATTTTTTCCTGTAGCAGTGCTATTCCAATAGAACATAAATTCTTTTTGGAATTCACGTTCCTGCTCATATTTGTTCATTGAAAGAAGTTGTATTAGTCTATCAATTGCATCAACAATTTTTTCTTCATATGAAATTATTGAATTAACCATGCCTTCTTTATCGTATAAGCAAACCGCTCTATATTTTCCACTTGGCAAGGCCTTAATGTTAGGAAACGTTTCATCTTCTAACATAATGTGTGGTATATTTAGGCCATCATCATTATATAAATATACTATTACATCTTTATCTCGTTGTTCTTCTAACGGCGCAACAAACAGAAACTGTTTCCCATACATTGAAATAAGAAAAACGGTTTCTATAATCTCTTTAACGATGGAAATTTCATCATAAGTGGAAAGTATTTCCTTAACGGTTATTTTATTATCCAAAGCTATGCTCCCGTCTATTTTGTACAGCCGCAGCAACCGCTGCTTTAGCCGGAATATTAAATTCTGTTCCTAAGACTTTTTGAACATACTCACCCGCATCGTGCTCTGATTCAACATTAACTGCATTCGTAAGATTATCAACTGCAGATAAAAGTCTTTTATAAAATGTAACCATATAAGTGTCGCTACTATCCTTCATTTTTTTGAACACATCCGAACAAGGAGTTACCGGAAGCTTGCAGGATATCGTTGCAGAAATCACTTCATTACTGCCATTTTTTGTGACAGTAAATTTGTCCAAAACCGCTTTCATTGTTTTTTGCAAAGCAAGCAAATCATCTTCTCCTTCATCTGTTGATTGCTTAGTAAAACAATCACACGCTAACAATGTCAGTCCAATACTTGGCGGCACTTCATGATCACTGCTTGCTGCTGCGTACTTTTCATTTTTCCACTTTTTCATAAAACAGATAATACGTCTCAGCTGGTCGTTCCCATTTATTTTTTCACATAGATATTTATTTAATTCTTCAGGATCAGCTGTTTCCCACGAATAATTTGTACTCGTTGATTTTCCTCTTGCCAAGTACATATCATCCCCATATTTTGCATAAAGAGGCAAATCTATATGAAGCCATTCCTCTCCATCATCATAATAAGATGCTCTAACGCACGGTTCTTTAATCGTAACCGTTCTTGCCGGGATGTTGATTGCATCACTTAAATATCCTTTAATTTTTCTTGGGTCATCATTTTTTACTATATCTAGTGGAATCATAACCGCAACATCTCGATCAACAACATCATCTTTGATTGTTGTGTGATATTTGTAACTTCCTTGGTCAATCATTTTAATGTCACCTTTTTTGACATCAATATTATTATCACCAAGAATTTCAGGCAACTTTGATTTTATATCATCTGCTAGTATCTCTCGTTTTTCTTTCAATACATCCGTTTCCGAATCAATTCGAATCGCTTTATAAAAATCCGAAAATTCTTTCTTGAGTTTCATTAGAATCGCTCCTTTTTTAGTCTATTATTGTTTCTTCAATTCTACGCTCTACAAATTCTCGGATGGTATCGATGCACCCATCCGTATCTTTCAATACGTCTTTCTCCCAGAAGTGGATAACGTACCAGTCCTGCGCTCGCAGAGCCTTATCATCCCGAATATCTCGTGCGATATTCTCTTCGATTTTGGCTATCCAGTACTCCCGGTTACGTTTCAGCTTCGACTTGCGTTCTTCCCAGTTCTGCCCATGCCAAAACTCGCCGTCCACGAAGATGGCGATATTATATTTTAGGATAGCGATATCAGGAGAGCCGGGGAGCCGCTTATCGTTCAACCTATATCTAAATCCTAGATGCCATAGACGCTTTGCCAAAAGGACTTCCGCCTTGCCTTGCTTCAGGTGGACACGAGACATCCGTTTGGATGTTTCCGGGGTCGTGTCATATGATTTTGGATGTTTCATTTGGTTTTATCACCGTATCTGAGGTGTCACATCCTCATAAACAATCCTATTATTGACGCAGATGTACCGTAAAAGCTTCAGCCGATTCCATTGTTTATTGCGGACCGGGTGACTTCCAAGCGTATAGTACCGTCGTACAACTTCTCGATAGTACTCGTTCAAATCATCCTCATAATCTGCTGCGATGATACAGGCTTCTATCATTTCATAGTCACCATACGCATACTCTGCACACACCCAATCAACGTATTTCAAGACTTGGTCTATCGTCGACTTTTCTGCCTTATCTTTCTTCAGTTCAATGGTCAAATATTGGCACGGGATCCTTGTCCCCTCCAAATATCTCGCAGCAAACACATCGATCTTATCCATATAATTGATAGGCTTGAACGGAGATGCTACCACTTGATGGGACACATAATCCCATCTGCCAAGATTCGGGATTCCCTCATTACATAAGTCATAAACGACCGATACCTCTAGGGCCATTTCATGTTTCACCCTATCTGCTCTTACACAGTTGCGAAGCAAACTCTCCGGTTTGATCAAATATCGGTCCAACTCATGTGCGCCTATCAGGTCATGCATCTCTTCATTTCTTTCCCAAACATGCTGACCTGTTCGCATTTCTTGCTGATGCCGAAGCAATAATATCTCTTTCAGGGACTCATTTTCTTCATCACCCAATTTTATAAATGAGACATTCCAAAAGGCACGAAGCATCTTGAACGTGTTCGGTTTATAGACCAGCACCTCATCGGTGTCGATTCCTTCCTCAAAAAAGTACGGCGATGCCTTAAAAGTGCACAACCATCGATACCAGACACTATCCTCACCAGAATCGACCAACAGATCATCCCTCACATCTGCGTAATCGACCGCTGCACAAGTTGATGAACCCGGAAAATTTGAATACTTGCAGTCTGGGCCAACTGCAACTAATTCTCCGATACCATAGATTTTACGCTCACTAAAAAAGTAAACATTGTCTCCCGGTTTCATGGACACATAATCCGCCAGCGTTGCCTCAAACGGTCTTGAAGCCAAACTGTTCAAGCGAGTCGCATAAACCCCTCGTTCTGCACAGATCTTTATTATCTCGGTATCTCCGCCGATAGCAAATACATATCCTGCCATTTTATACTTCCTTTATCTGCTCCGCAACATACGAATTGTTCAGCCAGAAGCACTGCTTCGTCATAGAACCACCCGTAGGCAGGGGCGCGGTATCCGTACTATCCCGCCCATGGGGGCGGACGTGAGCCACACGGCTTTCCGATGCCTTGGGCAAGTTATTGCGATTCCTCCCGCTGGCATCTTTCCAGATGTGAACGCCCTCCCGCAGGGTATCGACCGTACGTTGCCACACATGATGCACCTCTTCCAGATCCTCTGCCGGGATATTCCAGAATTTCACCCTCTGGAAGTAGCACTCGCCGTCCTTCGACTTTTGGAAGATGATGAACAGGAATTTGGTCGGTGCAAGAAGGTCATAGAGTGCAGACTCTTCCCACGTTTCGTTCATCATCGCACAGAAATCCATCCTCGGGAAGGACACATTCTGTTCGATACTTCCATCTACCTCCACAGTGATGGCTTTCG